CGCGTTGTTCGATGTGCTATTAAGCAAGCTACATTATGGGAAGAAGAAGGATGTGACATGTCTACTTTTACAACTGAAGAATTAATATTTTCAGCTCTAAATCATGATTTAGGTAAAATGGGTGATGAAGAGCAAGATTCTTATATACCCCAGACAGATAATTGGAGACGTGAAAAATTAGGAGAGGATTATATGTTCAATACTAAAGTTCCATTTGCTTCAGTTCCCGATAGGGGATTATTTCTTCTTCAATCACATGGTATTCAGTACACATTTAATGAGATGGTTGCTATTCAAACACATGATGGTTTATATGATGAGGCAAATAAAAAATATTTAATGACTTATATGCCAGAACAAAAACCTAGAACATCATTGCCTTTTATCTTACATCAAGCGGATTTAATGGCAGCACGTATTGAATTTGAACGTGAATGGTTGCCTAAATTAAAAGAAGGTAAAAAACCCGTGGATGCCGGAAAAGGGAATTATACATTGGGGAATAAACCAAACATGTCTAAAAAGACATCAACCAAAACTAAAGCTTTAGGTTCATTCAAAAGTGATGGTTTAAAAAACATGTTAGATAACTTATGATAGCTTTAACAATTATTTGCTGTATATTAGCAATTTTAGTCGTGATTCTAGGATTCACAACTTTTAATCTTCTTAGAAAAAATGAAAAACAAGAAGATATAGTATCCGGGTATCTGATTTATTTAGATCGTTTATCTCGCACGATTGAGATTTCTGACAAGAAATTGAAAGAATTAGATCGTGGAGGGGTATTTGAAAAAGATGATGAGGTTGGGGTTATATTTCAATCAATCTTAAAAATCCAAGAAATCCTAAATGAATTTAATCTTAGAAAACTCAGCTAAAGTGGCTAAAAAACCTGCAAGTAAAAATTATTTTACTCAAGAAACTGAGGATGCGATCGTGTTATACAACAACACGATTGATCCTGTCTTAAGAAGTAAAATATATGAAGAAAAAATTCATTATGCATTCTTTAAATTAACCCAGAATATAATTCATACATTTAAATTTTATCATACTGAGGTAGAAAACTTAGAGCATTTACAACACGAAATAATCGTGTTTTTGCTTTCTAAAATTCATCTTTTTAATTCATTAAATGGAGCTAAAGCATATTCTTATTTTGGTACGATTGTAAAACGTTGGTGTATCTTATATAATGATAAGACATATAAAAGTAAGGTTAGTAAAGTATCAACTGATGAACTTTTAAAAGATGATACACATTCATATACTATAGAATCTTCTAATTTAGATGATCGCTTATCTCATTTTATGGATGAATGGGTTGAATTTGTAAGTTTTAATTTATATAAAATTTTTCCTAAAGAATATGATACAAAAATTGCAGATGCTATTTTAGAACTCTTTAGAAAACGAGACAATATAGATGTATTTAATAAAAAAGCATTATACATTTATATCCACGAAATGATCCCAGATGCTAAAACTCCTAAAATTACAAAAATAGCAGGTGTTTTATATAGTATATTTAAGAAAAACTATTTATTTTATTTGGAACAAGGTTATATAAAGTTCCAACTCTCGTAATTGTTTATATTTATAAAAAACAATACATATGAGTAATTTAGAATCAAACGTATTTGGTAAGAAAAAATTCTCTGATATCCTTAAAGAAATTTACGAAAACCAAAAGAAAAAAGAACAACAAATCACAGCTTTGATAGGTGAATTAAAACCACTTATTAATGATATTGGTGATGCTACTTTAATTGTTCCTTTAATTAAGGAATACATGGAACTAGGAATCAAAAATGATGAACAGCTGATTAAGATGGCTACCATTATTCAACGTGCTCTAGCATCTGGAAAATCTGAGGAAGAAGGATTCGGGATGACCGAAGATGAAAAATCCCAATTATTACAAGAAGTTAAAAAATTTAATCCAAAAGATTAATGGCTGTATATAGAACAGGTATATCTAATTCTACTAGGGGAGTCACTTCAGTCTCTTCAGCCCCCAATCTGCAAGATCAAATATCTTCATTAAAATCTCAAATAGTTGCTGCTAGGGTAACAGATATAGTTTTAAATGATTTACATCCCCAATTTAATGTTGTTGGACAATGGAATGGGATAGGAGCAATATTTTATGAATTAGTTAATGCTGTAGGAAAATCATCCGGTAATAATTTTGCTTTACCCTATGAAGCCCAAGTTAAAACATACCCTGTAGTTAATGAAATTGTCCTTTTAATCCAACTCCCCAGCAACCAACAAGGTCAACTTTCTTCAAATTCAGCATATTTTTATATGAGTCCATTAGCCCTTTGGAATCATCCCCATCATGATGCTTACCCAAATACTATTACCTCAGGTGCTAATAAAAAACAAAACGAAGACTATATTTCAAATGGAGAAGGTAATGTGCGAAGAGTTGAAGATGGGTCAACTGAAATAAATTTAAATTATAGAAATTACCCAAATCCCTCCCAAGATAATTTTGTTGAAAAAGCCGATATTCATCCTTTATTACCATTCACAGGAGATTCTCTTTTAGAAGGTAGATTTGGACAAAGTCTTCGATTTGGGCATACTACGTTAAATCAATCTTCTACGGTCCAAAACAATTGGTCTTCTATAGGACAAAATACTGATCCTATTACTATATTAAAAAACGGACAACCTCAAAATGTAAGTGATAAAGGTTGGATTCCAATTACTGAAAATATAAGTAGTGATTTATCATCTATTTATTTAACCTCCTACCAAAAAATCCCATTTAGTATAGCAAACGAAAACTTTGTTTCATATACTACACCCCCTACAACCCCATCTCAATTTACAAGCCCTCAAATAATTTTAAATTCAGATAGGATTGTTTTAAATGCTAAAACAGATAGTATTTTAATTAGTGGACAAAATTCAGTTAGTATATCTTCAAATAATAGTGTAAACATTGAATCTACAAGTGAAATAGACATTGCTAGTAAATTAGTTAAATTGGGAAGTGCAAATGCGTCTCAAGCAGTTTTAAGAGGAGATGAAACTATAGAATATTTAAAGATATTAATTACTGAATTGCAGAATTTATCTGAAGCCTTAAAAGTAATTCAAGATTGGCCTGGAGGTGTTCCTGCACCAAATCCAATAATATTAGCTACTGCTAATTCATCATTACAAGTTTTTCAAACTATCTACAATGAAATAGATAGTGTTAAATCTAAAACAGTTAAAACGGTATGATGTATTCTATAAAAGGAGTAGTTGTAAATGGACAATCTTTAGATCCTATTAAGGGTGCTAAGGTATCTATTTCTCCTATTGAATTTGTTTTTACTGATACTGGTGGAAACTTTATAATTGAAGGGAATATTCCTGAAAGTGGAAGTTTATCTATGACTGTAAATTCTTCGGGGTTTCAATTTGTAGAACCTACTTTATATAAAGGAGATAATACTTTAAAAACCGATTTAGGTGTTATACAATTACAACCTTTATTACCTTCTTTAAACCAAGAAAAATTAGCCTCATCTCAGTTAAGTACAGATCAAATTAAAGAACTTTCTAAAGGGAATAAAAAAGCAGATTACTTTGCTCAAGAACGTTTATCTAATCAAATAAGTATTATTAAATCGACTTTAATTCCTTCTATATTAACTATGATAGCCGGTTTTGGTTTAACTCAAGTATCTAAAATTAAACCTGAACAATTTTCAAAGTATTTAGAACAATCAAGTTGTCCTACCCAACCTGAATTAATTGCACTTATTAATAGAAAAAATAAATTAGTTAAACAGTTAAATAATACTTTAAAAATTATTGATACTACTACTAAAGCATTAGGTGTTACGGGTGGTATTATAGAAGGACTAAATATAGCTTATAACATTTTAAAAAACTTACCTATCCCATCTTCAACAGGTGTTCCTGGTGTTCCTGGTCTTCCAACTAATGTTATATTGGCTATCCAAGATAATAAAGATAAAATTGATAAACTTATAGGAAAATTAAGAAATATAAACACTAGCACTTTATCTATTTTAGTTCTATTAAGACAAGTTCTTTTACAAGCCCTTCAATTATTAAATCTACTTGATCAACTTGTACAAAAATGTTATCCTGATGCTGAACAAGAAAGAGTTGCTATAGAATTAACCGCCTTAACTAACATCCAATCCCAACAACAATCCCCAGTAGTTATAGATGTTAATGGATTTACAATGGGGGTTGAAACTGAAGTAACAGATAAACCTTTAAAACGTAGAAGAGCAACGGCAACTAATAAACAAGGTGTCGTAATGTTAAAAGGAGAGTGGTCTTTTAGTTCTATTGATCAGATATTAATCGATGAACTAGTATTTTATATTCAACAAAACAATTTAAAAGCAGATTAACCAAATATTTATAATCATATGAAAAGTACAGATTTTAAAAAATTAATTAAAGAAGCCGTAAG